CCAGGTTCATCGGGGTCAGCGGCTCATCCAGGCCCGGCAGCGGGTTCCTGTTCTCGAGCTCGCGCACCTCGTTGCGGGTGTAGATGCCGTTCGTGACCATCGCCGTGTAGAAGGTGGCCCGAGCAGCCGAGTCCGCGCGCAGCATAGAGTCGAGGTTGAACTCGACGAACAGCTCCTCGTCGTCATCGCCATACAGGAACCGGGTCAGCTCCTGCTCGACGTTCTCGGAGATCGGAGCCACCGAGTAGGTGACGAAGCCCTGGAAGAACTGCTCGCTGGCCGCGAAGGTCGCCGTCTTTTCGGAGTACTCGACGAGCACGCCAGGCACGCCGATGTATCGCAGGAATTGCGCGACCTGGAAGCCCTCGCTCTCGACATATTGGGCGTCCTTGCTGGTCATCTGGAAGGGCTCGATCTTGCCGCCCTTCTCCAGAATCAGCGCGCCGCCGGCCTTGCCCGGGCCCCCGAAAGCTTTCTTGTAGCCCGCGGTCACGTTGGCAAGCCCCTCTTCGCCGAGCGTGTCGTCGAAGGAGATCACCACCGACGGCCTCAGCTCGTTCCTGACGAACGTCGAGCGCTGCTTCCGCTGCGCCGTGGACAGCTGCACGTCCTCCCGCATGAGCTCGAGCACCGACACGCCAACGACCCCGTCGCGCGAGAACCCGCGCATGTGGCAGATGTCGTCCGAGGTCAGCACCTTCGGGGTTCCGTCCTGCAGGGTGTACTCGTAGCGGAGCGAGCCGTCGGCAAGGACGTCCGTGACCTGCATGCGCGTCGGATCGAGCGGCCAGAGCCCAGGCCTCTGGAGCGTGCCCACCCGCTGCGCGTAGTAGTTCCCGTTCAACAGGAGATGCCCGACCATGTGATGCCGCCAGCGGTAGGACGTCTGCATTGCGTTCGGACGAAGGCGCAGCATCAGCCGCATCACGTCGTCTTTTGCCACCTCCTTGCCGCCGTTCGGGAGACGCCGGAACACGTTGACCGGCAGCATGGCGACGGTGCTGGCCAGGACGTTCACGGCACGCCAGACGGTGGAGATCTTCAGGGCGGCGTCCATCGTGCCGGCGGCGCCGCCGGACAGGTCGACCACGTTCGTGCCCGTCCACCAGCGGTTGTCGAACACACGGCCGTCCGTACCGGTCGCGCTCAGATAATTCCGCAGCAGGCCCACCTAGCGCCGCCTTCCATCGCGCATTTCGCGCAGCACCCACAGCGTCACCAGCACGGTGCCCAGCAGCAGCGCCGACCACGAGGGCCCGGCGAGCTTCCAGACGCCAAAACAGACCAGCCCCATGCCGACCAGGCCGACCAGGTCGCTCGGCTCAAAAGCCTTCATCGTCCCCTTCGTGCTCGAGGTTGATCGCGTACGGCTCGCGGGTCTTGTAGATCGACGCCGCGGTGATGTTGGCGCCCGACTTGATCGCGTCGCAGCGGGCCTGCCAGGAGAGGACCGCGGCGCCGGCGAGGGCGATGCTGCGCGGCGAGCCGGGCCTGTCCGTCTGGATCGTCCAGAGCTTCTCGCCCTTCTCGTCCTCGAGGCCCAGGGCGCGCTTGTGCGTGGCGCCGATGTGGTTCGAGAGCACGACGTCGCCGGCGTGGCTGACCTCCGCGTGGACGATCGCGCTCGCGAAGCCCCGCACCGCGTCGGACATCTTGCGCGGCCGCGACGTCGGCCAGGCGATCGCGCGGTCCTCGCCGTACAGGCCGCACCAGGTGGCGATCGTGGTCTCCCAGTACGACGGGTTGGCATACAGCCGCCAGACCTTCCAGCGCTTGAACGCCGAGGCGATCGCCTCGCTCAGCTCTCCCTCGGGAGCTTCCCAGGGCACCCAGCCCGCCGGCTTGTCCTTGGGCTCGAGCGGCTTCTCCTTGGCCCACACGACGAACTGGTAGCCCGTGGCGACGACCGTGGCGACGACGCCCACCGAGTCGTTGTAGCGGCCGCCGTTGAACCCGAGCGTGATCAGCTGGCCGTTGGGTACCTCAGCCGGCGCCGCCAGGGTCCCCCACTTTTCGCTGTCGAAGGCGGATGAGCTCGCCTGCACCAGGCGGTTGAGCCAGAGGCGCTCGAGGTACGCCGGATCGTTGGTCGGGTCCTTCCACTGGTCGCAGATCGCTTCGATGTTCGACCACTCGGCGATCGGGCCCGACGCCTCGAGCACGGCCGCGCGCACGCCCTCGGGGGTGCTGAGGTCATGCGAGGGCCCGGCCTCGCGGTGGTAGAAGAAGAGCTGCGAGTCCTCGCTCCGCTTCTCGGCCACCGATCGCGCGTAATCCATCGTGCTTTCGGCGATGCTGTTCTCGCCCGGCGCCGGAGCCGTCGTGGTCTCCAGGCTCCAGGAGTCCGCCGCCTTCCGCTTCGGCAGGTTCGCCATCATCGTGGCGTGGGCCCGGCGGAGCCGCGGCAACGTGAATCTATGGGTGTTGTGCGTGAGCACCATCCCGGTGCCGGCCTGGTAGAGACGATCGGGGGCATCGACGGCGATGCAACGCACAGGCACGCTGTCCACCCGATCCACGGCGACGATCGCGAGCTCCTCCACGATGCGGCGAGACGGCACAGCTCCAACGCGGCGGGCCTTCCGCTCCATTCGAAACAGGGGCACGTCGGCGCGGGCATGCGCCGTGACTTTCCAATAACCTCCGGCGCGCGAGCGCGGGTCCATGATTCGCGTGACCCGCGGCCGGTAGCCGCAAAGCCGCAAGAGCTCGAGCACCTGACTGGTCAGCTGGGTATCCGTTTGCACGAAGCAGGCGGCCCCGCTCGTGCTCACGTGGCCGTCGGTGTCGAACAGGCCCTGTAAGAGCGCCAGGCGCTGGCTGGCGCTGGCCCGCATGTAGGCCGTCGGGATGTGCTTCCGTCCCAGCAATCCAGCCTTTCGAAGGCGCGATCGCAAGCCACGCGGGATGAACCGGACCGTGTCGCCGCGATCGGCCAGCACATTGAAAGCCGGGAGCTGCTGCCGCCAGTGCGGGATATCGCTCGAGTGAGAGCTGATGCAGGCAGAGGCGCGTTCGCCATCGCCGAGCCATGCGCCAAGCGCGTAGGGATCTACCGGAAGCGCGGCCTCGGCGCCTTCCGCGGCCTGTTGCACGGGCACAGCCCAGCGCCACATGGCACGAATCCCACTCCCCTCGTAGCGCAGGCCACCATCGAGCAGCTCTGACGTTCGCACCACGTGCCAGGCCTTGCGGCCGATCGGCCCGCGGTGTGATCGATCCCGCACGCACCAGAGGTGGTCGGCGTCGCACACGAGATAAGTCCCGTCCCGGAAGGTGACGTGATAGCAGCCGCGGCTCTGATGGACAGCCGAGCAGCCAAGGACCTGCACGGGCGTGCCTGCGGATCCGAGGACTAGATCCCCGGGCTTGACGGCGCCCATGGTCGTCCAGCCGTCGGGCGTAGCGATTGGCGTGTCGATCGCGAGAGCCTCGTCGAAATGTTGAAACGTGGTGCGGGCGCCGTCGCGGGCGTCCGGGCTGCCGGCCAGGGCGACGGCCTTGCCGTGGCCGTCCTTCCGCATGATCCGCTCGAGGCCGATGTCGAAGTCCTTGCGGACAGCGCAGGTCTCGGCCGACAGGATCGCCCTCAGCGCTCCATAGGCCAGCTCCTCAGACTGCTCCTCGGTGTAGGCCACCATCGGGATATAGGGATCCACCACCCCGCCGCCGATCGGCTGCCAGCGTGCCTCCTTCTTGCTGCCGGCGTTCGCCCAGCTGACTGTACGCACAGGCCCGCGCGGGTGCAGCTCGGCCGCCGCGATCCAGGCCGCAAACTCCGTCTTCGCCGAGCCCTTGCGCAGCGACACCGCCGCGCGCCGAAAGCGCCGCCGACCGGCCTGGGGGTGCTCGCGCGGATAGACCTCGTACATTTTGTAGAGCAGCAGCCGCTTCTCAGAGTCCAGGTGAGCCGGCTTGCCGTGGAGATCTCCGGGCCCATGCGTCAGGTTCTTCTCGATCCAGGCCGCGACCTGCGGACCGAGCGTCGGCCAGGGCTCGCCCTCTTGCTCCGGCACGATGAGCAGCGTCAAGACTTCACCATTCGAAGGGCGAGCCGCGGGTCGACCGGCTCGGGCGCGACCTGGTGCTGCGGTTCAGGCTCCTCCTTCTCGTCCTCGAGGCCCGGTTCCTTCATGTCCCACTGGAGCCGGCGGCGATCGATCGGCGACAGCCCGAAGCGCTGCCCCTGCAGCCGGATCTCCTTCGCCTTGTCCGCGTCCGGCTCCCACCAGAACTGGTCGACGAGCTCGGCCAGGATGAAAAGGCCGTGCTGGTCGGAGTAGAGCCAGAGCTTTCGCATCGGCGAGGCCCAGGAATCCCGCCACCAGGACGCGGTCATCGGATGCCACGGCAGCGCGCCCTTGCCAGCGCAGTGCTTGCAGGCCTTGTGTCGGCCGATCTCCCCGCTGCCGGCGCAAAAACTACAGGGCCTTGGCGGAAGCGACGGCATCTTGCGCAAG